ACCTACAGTTCCTTTTTTGAATTCAGAACCATAAACGAATACGGTGAATTTGTTTGCAGCAGAAGCGTTGGTGATACCCGCTGCTTCGTAGAAGGCTACAGTGAAGGTAGCTGCTGAAGTGCTAACTGCAGTAACGATACCTTTGTTTTGGGTAGGACCCGCTACGTTAGGAGTAATCATAACGGTTTGACCCGGACGGATTGCAATACCTGATACGTTAAGGTCGTTAACGGTAAAGGTCGCACTGTCAGCGGTGGTCAATACAGTAGTAGTTACATCTACGTACTTGGTGTGAAGACGACCTTGTTCTGCCCATTTGATTTGGTCAGAGTTAGAAGGCATCTCAGCACCTACCATACGAAGGAAGGAAGCTACTGTGCGGTTTCCATAGCGTTCAAATTCTTTCTCATAAGTATCAGGAAGATACTGATTCAAGAAGTTGAAGTTAGTAATGTAATTGGTGGATAGGGCAACCTGCTCTGCTGAGGGCTGCAACTGAAATCCGGGAGTTGAATTAACTGCCATTGTTTTTGTTTAGTTTAAGGGTTTTTTATATTCTTTTTGCACTTTTGATTTTCAACCCACGGCTTGCGCCTGCGTTTACTTCTCTTATTTGCACTCCCCCCTTATTCATCGCTTCAGGTGCTTTACGTTCAGACATATTCACATTTTTTATTTTACGTGTCACATCTTCTGTGGCATCTGCTAATCCTTGTTCATAAAAGAACTTGGCGAATTTTTCGGGGTTCATTGCTATGGCTAACGACTTGTGATAACCTACTGCATCTTTCATAAGACCATTCTCATCCAAGTACTTATTGATAAAGTTCATTGGAGTTGATTGTACCTTCTTCAATTCAGTGGCATCACCGGGAGCAAAAGTAAGTTTGCGGTCATTAACATTGAACTCAAAACCTTTGAATTCTTGACCAAACACTTCGTCAGTCTTCTGTTGGAACCACTCACGCTTTCTTTCTTGCTCTTCGTTTAAAGTGCTCGCCTGCTTAACGTATTGCTTATATGCTTCATACTCTTCTTTCTCGTCATCAGAAATACCAACCGTTCTTGACTCAAGGGGTTGTTTGTACTTTTCTTGCTGCTCGACAAAGTAGGTTTTAGCTTTAGCAATCGCTTTTTTCTTTGCTAATTTGGCTCTCTTAATATCTGAGTCATCATCCAAGTCTTCATTATACATGAAGTCTTCCATCATAGCCTCGATGTCATCTTCATCAAGACCATCCGTCATTGCTTTCACGTGCTGCCATCAACTCATCAAATGAATTGATTTCCTTGTTGTACCTTTTTCCAATATATGAAAGAACGTCTTCTTCTTTGAGTTCGATTGGTGCTTCAATTGTTTCTGTGGTCTCTATGGTTTCAGTCTGACTATTGTCATCCAATCCCCCATTCAGACTCTGCTCGTGTTTATCGAGCAACTCCTGTTCTACCTCAGCAACACTCTTCTCCGATACACCTGTCAACTCTCTTACTTTAAATTCCATTTGATATGATTTTTATGCAAAGTTATAGAAAAATTTTTTATACTTATCTCGGAGAGAATTCAGCTAAGTCAAAACCATCAAGTGAATCTTCATTTGATTCAAAGTTTTGAGGCGGTAAGTTCAACTTTCTCTGATTAATCAATTGAGATTGCTCAGTGTTCTGTTGGCTTATACGCTTTGACTTGGCATCTTCTTTTGCCATCTCTCTTTTAGATAGTTCACCACCATTCATCTTAGCCAACTGAATGTTATAGTTGAATTCCTCAGACATCAACCTGCTCTTCAATTCAGCCTCGTTGTTCATCTTCTCCATCTCGAATGCAATCTCTGCTTGTTTTAGCTGCATCTTCTGACGAGTCTCCATCTCAATCTTTTGAACTGCTAACTGAGCAGCCATCTCTTGAGACTTCATTTGTTGTTGAGCAGTTATAGCTTGCTTCTGCATCATCATCTTCTCTTCACGTTCCTGCTTCTTAACACGCTTCAACTTCAGCAATTGGTTTGCAAGTTTTATATTCTTCAACTCACGTATATCAATTGCATCCTCAAGATTGATGTCACCCTTCTGTAGAGCAATCATAATGTTCTGCTCAAGTTGTGCCTTCTGCTCTTCATCCGGAGAAATATCAATAAAGATTCCGAAGTCATAGATATACAAATCTTTTACCTCACCCAAGATACTTACATTGTACTTGCCAATCTTATTGGCAAAGTCATCTCTGAAGTCAGCATACTCAAGAATATCAGATACTCTATATGTCAATGCTTCTGAGATAGACTTGAATAGATAAAGACTGCTATCAAGGATATGTCGAGTAGCCGTATTTGAATTCAACGCAGCCAACTTCTGAACGCCAACCAATGAATGCGGGTCAGGGTCAGAACCATCACGAGCCTCATTCAATCCCGTAACGGAACGAATCATATCCATGTAATGGTTGTAGTTAGTAATCAGCATTTGTGTTTTAGCAGCACCCGAATTACTATTCAACTCTTGAATTGGAACACGAGCATTATTGAAATCGCCATCTTGAGTGTACGACCTACCAATAACACTACCTGTTTGGAAGTATAACCTCAATGCATCTTCAGGATTGTAGGCATTACCTGTTCCCAAGTCAACCTCATTCAACCCATCAGCATCAATGAATACACCATCAGGTACTACTCTTGCAATAACCTGCTGCAATTTCAAGTGTGTTATCTGAATCAAGTCAGCAAAAGGAATCATCCTACGCACCAATGACTCAATCACACCCTTATACATACGTGGTGCTACTGCAACATAGTTTGGCAAAGCGTGTTGTGATGCTGACTTTGGACGAACCATATTCTCAGCCATCTCCCACTTCAATAAGATGTTGGTTCCCATAACCATAACACCATTATACCAAACATCAATGGTCTTCTCAACTTTCTCGAAACGACCTTCTTCCATCATCTCTACAGGTGGATTGAATTGGTCATCCTTCTCTACCATACGAGTACTACCATTGTCAAGAATCTTCTTCTTATAGACTATCTTTTTAGTGGTCTTGTAATTAAAGTAAAGAAGAGTGCAAGTATCCCTGTAAAAAATATTATTCTCATAGAACTGTGCTACGTTGTAATAATCATACCAACTCTGACTGTACTTAGATATTTCCTCTAAGTCTTCTCTTGTGAGAGATTGGTCAATCTTCATCAATTCAGTAATTGGCAGAGTCTTAATCTCTCCCCAATAGAAGCAATCTCTGAAGTATGGGTCCTCAGTATAACTGTAAACGATATTAGCAGGGTCCACATATGATATTTGAACTCCCGCACCGGGAAGAAACTCATGCTTCTGAACTGCCAATCCTATAGTCATCAAATCATAATCACATTGCTTTCTTATGTAATCATAATTGTTCTCCTCAAGTAAAGTATTGATGGCTTCCTCTTCAGCTATCTCAATCGCAGGTTTGTAATTGAGTTGCATATACAATGACAACTCCTCATCAGTAGATGGGAGTTCATCAGGATTCATAGTAAATGGGTCTACACCTGTTTGTTCTTGGATATTCTGAAGAAGGTCCTTGGCAACCATCTGCCCTTCAATCATATCCTGATACTTGCTTCTCTTAGCTTGAGACATAGCATCCTGAGAATATGCCTTAACCTTAAACAAACGGTCAGACATACCATTAACAACGATGTCAACGAATTTTGGGATAATAGGAACAGGTGTCCAATCCAAGTTCAAATACGACAAGTCACCATTTACGGCAAGTTCATCTTTATACTTTTGTGTTGGTTGCTCACCACGTGCATATAAACGTAGTCTATGGAAGTCTCTCCATTGACTGTAATACCTGCATTGATTTCCATCCTTACGAAACCATTCGTATTGGATAGCTTGCCCTATCTGAAGCCCAAACTGCTCTGTGTTCTTCTCAGCATCAGATACAAACTGACTTGGGAATCCGACAGATGATATATCTATCTTGACATCTTTCATCTAATTATTTCGCTTTTAGTTCCCTTATTATTATATGTAGCAAAGTTAATGCTAATTTTTGATTGTGTTTTTTCAGGTTGATAAAGATGTTTCTGATTTGCCATAATAGCTAATCCCGAACTGATAGATGCGTCAAACATTGTACGATTGTTTATATCAAACTTTGCCCAATCCTCTAAGGTTCTGCTGAAAGGCATGGTACCCATATCATCAGCATCCCTATACTTACCTTCTAAATCAAGTCCTATATGCTTCTCAATGTAAGACTCAATCGCTGCTGCGTGTGCTTGCTTAACATCCTCAGATGAGTTAGGTATCCCACCAAGTTCTTTCTCAGTCTTTGATAGCTTTACATAAGGCTTATCAGGACGGTTAAGACAGAAGCCTCTATACCCTCTATTC